CTGGTCGGCTATCCGGACGATCCGGAAGTATAGCGATGGCGAGCGTCGACGGCGATCTTGCGGAGCTGGAAAGTTTCGTTGGCGGCATGCTCAAATCGCTGGAACCTTCGGCCCGGCGTGGCCTGTTCCGGCGCGTCGCCACCACCATGCGCCGGCAGAACCGCGCCCGCATCCGCTCCCAGCGAAGCCCGGACGGGTCCGCCTTTGCCCCGCGCAAGACCCCGGCCAAGCCGGTGATGGGCAATTATGCGGTGAAGTTCCTCTATCCGTCCGGCGGGAGCGGCCCGCCGCGCCTGGTCTTCATGAAGAGCTGGGAAAAGCAGGGGCCGATCTTCACCGGATACGATGTTGAAGCGGGCGGAATCCGCAGCTTCGAATATGCCAAGGTCATCAAGTGGCTGCGCGTCGATCCGGCGGACGACAACAAGGGCGGTGGCAAAATCCGCCAGCGCCGCACGATCCGCCAGCGCGCCATGTTCCGCAGGATCGGCGGCAAGATGCAAGCCGGGCAGAACGACCATGAAGCATGGATCGGCTTCGGCGGGATGGTGGCAGCGGTCGCCACGGTCCACCAGCTCGGCCTGAAGGACAAACCCGCGCGCCATTCCCGCGAAGTACGCTATGCCCGGCGCGAGCTGCTGGGCATGACGGCGAAGGAACGGGAAGACCTGCTAGATACCGTGATCGCGCATCTTATGGCTGATTAGCCGCCACTGCTGGCCAGCGCACAGGGTGGGATAGACACCCGGCCATGGGTCAGGCATGCGGGGCCGATGATCGAAGCTATCGCCCTTTGCCTCGCCTATGTTCATGATGGCGATACGATCCGTCTGTGCGATGGCGAGCGGGTGCGGATCGAGAATATCGAAGCGCCGGAGTTGCCTGATAGCCCCAAGTGCCGAGATCGGCGGCGTAATGGCTGGTGTGATTATGCACTCGCAGAGCGTAGCCGGGATGCGCTGGCGGCCTTCCTGGGCAGCGGCACGGCCATGATGGAACGCACCGGAACGGATCGTTATGGCCGCACGCTGGCCCGGATAAGGGTTAACGGCAAGGATGCTGGGCAATATCTGATCGCGCAGGGTTTGGCGAAGGCATGGCGATGAATGTGGACGATGACCCCGACAAGGGGTTGAAGCGAGAACTTGCGCTGACCTTTGCCGGCTTGGTCCTGATCGGCTGCTTTGTGCTGTGGATAGTCTTCCAATAGCCGCTTGATCGACCACGCTCTGCCGCAGGGCCGTCAGAACAGCCCGAGGAATTTGCGCCTAGTCTTTTTCACCGCTTCCCGGTCGCGCGCTTCGCAGCGCTCGATGATGCCGACGCCCGCCACATAGCGATCATTCGCCTTGTCGAGCTGGCCGGTCTGCGCGTCGCCAAAGGCGATCCAATCCCCCGCCGCGTTGCCGTCAGGGAGCGGCGCCCCCGGAACCCCCCGCTTCCATTCCGCCGGCAACAGTGAACTGCACGCACTCTGCGCTGCCACGATAGGCGGCGCGCTTGCACAGGCTGAAACGGCCAGCAGCATCCACGGCATCAGAAACCGGCGCAGCCGCGCCCTGGGCATTGCGTATCGCATGATCGTTTTCCCTTGTGAGCGCATCCACGGCATCTTCCGCCGTGCCCTGCGCGCCGATGGTGGCCACGGCATCGCTGCCGCTGGCCATGGCCGCTTCCGTCTGGTTGCGGGCCAGCTTCGCTTCCGTCCTGGCGGACTTGCCGCCGGAAATCGCGTAATTCGCGAGAATGAGCAGGCCGCCGAACCCAAGGATGATGGCCAGCCACCACCCCCGCTCCAAACCCAAAAACCGGATGCCAAGCCATTTACAGATCATTGCCCTTTTCCCCCTCGATCAGGCCGCGCATTTGCGGCGATCGACATTACCGATCCGGTGATTGATCCAGCCCCGATGAAAGCTCTTGAGCTTGGGATTGACCCGCACGAGCCAGTCATATTCCGCGCGCTGCCGGGCATCGAGCCGATCCAGCATCGATACGCACAGCCGTGGCCCGCCCTGTTTGCGGCAAGCCTGCCAGGCGGCGCGGGTCTTCGGCCCCACCTGCCCATCCACCGCCACCTTGCCCGCGCACAGCTCGTTGATCGATTCCTGAAACCAGCGGCTCGGACGCGGCGGCCCCATATTGACCGCCGTATCGATCAGCTCTTCCGCCACGGCCGGGTCCGCTTCGATCAGCGGCCAGAAACCCGGTTCCTTCATGTAGCGGGCGATATAGATGTCATCGGCGCAAACCGTCGCCGTTCCGGCGCAGTGCATCGGGAAATGGCGCATATCGCCGGCGTATCCGGCTGCGCGCGCCACCTGTTCCGTCACGCCATAGCGAGTGGCACCGCCCGGGTCGTTCGGGTGGTTCACATAGCCGCCTTCGTTGGCGTAGATCGCGGCCAGGATGGCGGCCACCATGCTGGTGACGCCGGCGGCGATCTTGCCCTTGCTCATTCCGCCGGGCTTTCGTCGCGGCCCAGAAGGCGCTGGATCGTCCGCGTTTCGTAGATGCGCAGCGCCGTCCAGATGATGGTGAGGATCGCGGCGATCGAGGGAAGCCACTGCACCAGCGCCGCCACGCCCGTCCCGATAGACACCGCGTCGATCGCATGCTTTGCGCTGTCGGACATTTCTCGTAGTGGATCGCTCATCGCGGCATCGGCCCCTGCTGGTCTTGAAGCCGCACTTTCGGAAAGCTTCCCGCGCGCGCCACCGCGCGCCTTTGTGGTGCGCAGCATTACAAATCCGCTCGCTCGTTAGGGCATGGGCCGGGTGGCATGCCTGCCGCCATGTCCACCGCCCCCATCGACCTGTCGCGCCTGCCGCCGCCGGAAGTGCTGGAACCGCTCGATTTCGAGGCGATCCGGGGGGCGAGCCTGGCCGATCTGCAAGCGCGCTGGGAAGACTATGACGCGCCGCTGGAATCGGACCCGGCGTTCAAGCAATTGCTGGCGGCCGCCTATCGCGAGATGCTGACCCGCGCGCGGATCAACGATGCGGCGCGATCCGTCATGCTGGCTTACGCCACGGGCGCGGACCTCGACCATATCGGCGCCCGCCTCGATGTCGCGCGCCGCATCCTCGCGCCGGCAACGCAGAATTCACCGGCCGTCCTCGAAGGCGACGATGAATTCCGCGCGCGCATCCAGATCGCGCCGGAAACCCTGCCCCATGCCGGTTTCACCGCCGCAGGCTATCGCGCCCGCGCCCTGGCCGCCGCGCCATCGGTGAAGGATGTTGCCGCGCTCCGGACTGGCGGCGGCAATGTCCGCATCGTGCTGCTGGGGCGCGAAGGGGACGGCACGGTGCCGCCGGATGTGGTGACCGCCGTATCGGCCGTGCTTCTGGAAGACGACGCGGTGCAGCTGACCGATATCGTGACGGTTCGCGCCGCTGAAATCGTCCCGTTCGACCTGACGATCCACCTGCAGATCGGCCGGGGGCCTGATCCCGCGATCGTGATCAGCGAAGCGGACAAAGCAGCGCGCGCCTATGCGGCCCAGCGCCATGCGATCGGCCGCACGGTCTATGCCCGTGGCCTGGAAGCGGCGGCCAAGGTGGGCGATGTCGAACAGGCGATTTCAAGCCTGGGCGATATCGTGCCGGGGCCATATGGCGCCGCCTGGCTACGCTCGCTGACTATCACGCATGAGGTGCTGTGATGGAGCAATTGCCCAGCCTGCTGCCGCCCAACACCACGCCGTTCCAGCAGGCGCTGGAACAAACCATCGCCGCGCGGCAGGCGCTGCCGGCCGAGCTGGTCAGCGCGGTGCTCGATCCGGACCGCTGCCCCGAACATCTACTGGGCTTCCTCGCCTGGGATTTGTCCGTGGACATCTGGCAGGATGACTGGCCGGTCGAGAAAAAGCGCCATGTCCTGCGCATCGCCTGGCGGCTGCACCGGCTCAAGACCACGCCTGCCGGGATCAAGGCCCATGTCGCGCTGACCGGGGCGGAGGTGGTCAAGATCGTGCGCCCGCCGGCGCGCGGCTTCCTGCGCGGCGCGATGACCGAAGCACAGCGCATCGCCTGGCTGGAAGGCTTGCCGCAGGTGCGCATCTATCCCTTCTTCCGCCGCGACATCGTCCGGCCGGGCCATCTCTTCATGTCCGGGCTGACCGGCAAGCGCTTCTGGTCGAGCGGGCGATTCCTGCGGCCGAGCCGGGGCAAGCTGCTGCTGGGTCGCCATGCCACCTATTACGACCGGGGCGAAGAATTCCCGGTGCGCCTGCGCGATCCCGAAGGCGATCTAATCGAGCGCATCCACATCCCCCGCACCGACAGCCGCCGCGCCTTCTGGGGCCATGGCTGGCATGGCCGCTTTTTCCTGACCGCCAGCACGGCCGATCAGCGCGTCATCACCGTGCGCCCCGCCGCCGAAGGATCGGGCGAAATCTTCGCCGTGCCGCCCGGCGGGCAGACCACGGATGTGCGCCCGCGCCGGGTGATGCAGCGCCGCACCGCGCCCATCGGCCGCAGCTTCTGGGTGCGCCGCCGGCGCTTCCATGGCCATGGCTTCCTGCGGGAGAGCTTCGGCCCGCAGCTGGTCTATGACTGCTACTACATCATCGATCCCGCCCGCGTCGGCGCGCGCCAGAAAGTGCTGACCTGGCACGGCCACGGGCAATACGGCATCGATCCCTTCACCGCGAAACTGCGGGTCCGCGTGCCGATGCAGCGGCCGCGCAGCCGGGCGTTCCGCTGGCATGGCAACGGCTTCCTGAAGGCGGCCGATCTCAAGCCGATGTGGCGGGCGATCGAAGCGGTGAGCCTGTCCAAGGCTCTGCGCGACAAAATCCTGATCGACACGACAACCCGACAGCGCGCGCAATTCGGCTCCGGCCTGCGCTTCGGCAACTTCACCTTTGGCGAAATCAGAAAGGTCACTTGATGGAAAGCAAGGTCATCTTCCACCAGGACATCGACGCGGATCCCGAAGACTTCAACAATCTCCAGACCTTCGCCCAGCGCTCGCTGGATCACATAGTGGGCGACGCCATCACGGTCGACCGCAAGTTCGCGGGCTTTGCGGCGGCCGCCACCAGCGTGACGGAAATCACCGTGCAGGCCGGGCGGCTCTATTCCGCCGGCAAGGTCTATGACCGCGCCAGCGTGTTCACCAAGGATTTCACCACTTCCCTGCCGGTGGTGGGCCGCAAGATCGTCAGCGTCGTGGTCTTCGGGCAGGAAGTGGATACCGATATCCGCCCCCGCGAATTCCTGATCAACGAGGAAACCAACGAGAGCGAGCCGCAGAACACGGCCATGGAGCGCGCACGGCTTGCCGGGATCGATACGATCGCCGGCGAGGAAAGCGCCGATCCGCTGGCCCCGCTGGTCGGGGCGGGTTATCTCGAAGTCGCGCGGGTGGAGCTGACCCCGGCCGGGATCGCATCCGTCACGGCGATCGCCGGTAACAAGCTGGTCAGCTCCGGGGCGCTGGACGGCCGGGCAACCGAGCTGGAAAACTTCCGCAGCCGGATCGCCCCGCAGGTGCAGAGCCTGGCCGCCGATCTGGCCGCGCTGACCGCAGGGCAGGCGGGCGTGGTGACGCTCGATATGTATGGCCGCACGCTGGGCCGCATGGCGGTGCTCGAGGCTAAGTCCGACATTCCCCAGACCGCCGTGGACTCGGCCGCCGATTTCCTGCTGGACGCGTCGGGCTCCGATTTCGCCTTCGCCGGATCGAACGTGAAGGTGGAGGAAGGCATCCGCTTTGCCGATGACGCGGCCGACATCGTGCAGCTGCAAATCTACAATGCGCTCAATCCCGCCGCCAAGGTGGTCAACGGCATGCTGTTCCCCGCCTATACCGAGACGGCGCGGATGCGGGTCGGCCCGCCCACGGGCGAAGTCGCGGTCAGCACTTACACCTATTCCACCCATGAGCTGGTGCAGAAGACGATTTCGCGCACCCGCATCCGCTATGGCCGGACCCGCCTGCTCTCCTCTTCCATCGTCTGGCTGAAAAGCGGCATCTACGATGCTGCCCGGCTGATCTTTCGCCGCGCCAATGAGGATTGGGAAATCCCCAGCAAGTATTGGGGCCGGGGCGTGCAGCACCATATTTTCCGGCGCCAGACGAGTTATTGGGTGGACACCTACGAGGAACCCTATTGGGAAGAAGTGACCACCGATCATGAGGTGAACGGCACCCAGGTTGCGGAAACCTTCCTCAATGCCAACGATATGTGGCTGTCCTCGATCGGGCTGCATTTCACGAGCCTGGCCGCCGATGGCGCGGTGACGGTAGCGCTGTGCGAAACAGACCGCGGACTGCCGCTGCTGGACAAGGCGGTGGCGCGCGTCACCGTGGATCGGGAAAATCTCGCGATCGGCGAAGTGAAGGTGCCGATCGGGCCGGTTTTCCTCACCGGCGGGCAGCGCTATGCCATCGTCGTGATCACGGCGGGCGGCCATCGCCTGGGCACCGTGGCGGGCGTGCAGTTCCCGGAAGGGACGTTCTTCTACGTGCTGGACGGGGCGTACCAGCAGGGCGATGCTTCCCGTGATCTGGCCTTCACACTCTATGCCTGCCAGTTCGCGGCTTCGCGCGCCGTGATCGATCTCAATCCCTTGTCGCTCGCCGGCGGCATCGCGGATATCGATATACTCGCCCCGGCGATCGTGCCGGGCGCCACCCAGCTCAGCTATGAAATCCAGATCGGCGGCGTGTGGTATCCGCTGGAATCGGCGGACGATCTGCCGCTGGGCGCGGGCGGTGCCATCCCGCCCCTGTTGGCCTTCCGCGCGGTGTTCACCGGCACGCCGGACGTGATGCCCGCCGTTTCGCTCACCGGCTCGCAGGTGATGCTGTCTCGCGCCAAGACCGCGCTCACCCATATTTCCGCCATCCGCACCCTGCCGGCCGGTTCGGACACAATCCGGGTGACGCTGCGCCTCGAAAATTTCGACGACGACGATCACGATTGCGCCTGCGTTCTGCTGACCGGCGGCGGATATGGCACCACCGAAAGCCCGGATGCCGTGGTGGATGTGGAAGTGGACGGCGGCGCGATCGAGCGCACCTTCTCCTTCGACCTGGGCGGCGATGTCACGTCCTACCGGATCAAGACCACCGGCGCGATCGCCAGCCCTCTCAACCCCTTCCACGTTGCCCTGCGCAAGGATTGGGCCATTTAGGAGACGTATCGATGACCACGAAGCGCACCACGCGCGGCAAGGCGGCGGCCACGGCCAGCACCACGCCTGAAAGCGATTTCTATGTGGTGGATCTTGCCGCCCGGTTTCACCGGCGCGGCACCACCTATCTGCCGGGCCGCCCGATCCGGGTGAGCGCCGCGCTCTATCGCGAAATGAAGGACGCCGGGGTTATCGCCAATGGCAAGCCAGCCTGACAATACCTCGCTTCCGTCCGAAATCGATTTCCAGACGGATCGCCGCGCCAGCCCGGAGCGGATGAACCGGGCCATGTTGTGGCTCTATGCCCAGCTGCGCATCGCGCAGGCCCAGGCAAAAAGCTACGAAGTGGCGATCAACGAATTGCGCGCGCTGGGGCTGGAGCGCGTGACGGAAGCGCTCACCCCAGTATTCGTGCAGGCGCAGGAGATCGGACAGGCGCTGGAAGCGATCCATGATCAATGGGCCGATGAAGAGCTGATCCTCGCCAATCACTACACCAAGCCGGAAATCGATCTGTCCTTTGCCGCGATCGATGCGGCTCTGGGCAGCAAGCTCGACAAGAGCGGCGATATTGTGACCGGCACCATTACTTTCAACAGCGAAGCGGATGGGCCTAGCATCCGCATGCCCAAGGGTGACTGGCCTGCCGAGCCGGTGGATGGCGATATCATTCGGCCCAACGACCATCCGCCCTATATTCGCACCGGCAACGCCTGGCATCAGTTCTGCATCGGCAACATCACCCAGGAATTTCAGAACAAGAGCTTCAACACCGTGACGTTGAAGGGGACGATTTCGGTGGATACCGGGCCAAAGTCGAAAATCTACAACATCGCGGACGCGGATAATTTCCCGGTCAATCCAGCCAACGGCCCGATCCAGACAATCACCTTCACCGCCAATCGCACCGCCGATCTGTCACCAATCACTGAAGGCCGGGCGGTAGAGCTTAGGGTCGATGATGGAACCGGGTGGCTCGGCAGTTTCCCTGTCGATGAATGGGAAACGGACGGCGGCCAGGCGCCCCAGCTCAAATCCGATGGATACACCGCGATCCTGTTCCGCAAGATAGGCGGCGTGCTCTATGGCGCGCGGCTTGGAGACGGCGGCTGATGTTGGCCTTTGAACATCAGAAGATGATGATGACGGGCGGCAAGCAGCAATTCGTGGTGCTGGGGCATAGCAAATCGCCTTTTGTCACAGCATACCCATGGTCACCGGCAGGCTTCGGCGCGAAGTATGCCGATCCCGCCGTTCTGCCTGCCGGCGATTGCTATGGCGTGGACATTGCGCTCGATGGAAAAACCGTCGTCCTCGCACACAACAACGCTCCCTATGTCACGGCCTATCCCTGGTCCGGTTCCGGCTTCGGCACGAAATATGCCAATCCGGCTTCAGCGGTGCCGGGAACCCCGCGTGGCATCGCCTTCTCTCCCGCCGGGGACGCGATTGCGGTGTCAATCAACAACGCCTCCCCCTACATCGTCGCCTATCCGTGGTCTGGTGCCGGGTTTGGCGCGAAGTTCTCCAATCCGGGGACCCTCCCGCCTAGTTTTGCGACCGGAGTCGCCTTCTCTCCCGCCGGAAATGCCGTCGCGATGACGGGCGACACATCGCCGCGCCTCGTCGCCTATCCCTGGTCCGGTTCCGGCTTCGGCACAAAATTCGCCAATCCGGCCAGCCTGCCTGCCGATGCCTGTAAGGGCGTAACGTTTTCTCCGGCCGGCGATGCGATCGTTGTGGCGCACAACAATTTGCCCACCATGGCGGGCTATCCCTGGTCCGGCGCTGGCTATGGCACGAAATACGCTAATCCCGGCTCAGCACCGGCGGGCAGTTCGGGCTTTTGCGTTGAGTTCTCTCCAGTCGGCGATGTGCTGGTAGTGGGCTGGAACGCCTCCCCTTATGTCGGCGCCTATGTATGGGTGGGGGGCTTTGGCGCGAAACTTGCGGACCCCGCTACAGCGGTGTCAGGCGTCGTGCTCGGTATCGCCTTCTCGCCGGATGGCAAGGCTGTTGCGCTGGCGCACAGCAACAGTCCCTATGTTTCCGCCTATGCTTGGTCCGGCAGCGGCTTCGGCGCGAAATATTCCGACCCCGCCACCCTGCCTGCCGGCACCGGCAACGCCATCAAGTTTGGAGAAATCTAATGAACTTCGAATTGCGTGAGCAAATGCTGCGCGCCGCGCTCGAGCAGCGGACCAACGAAGTCACTGAATATCAGGTGAACATCGACAATTGC